AAGTATCTTCTTCACTATCTTGCCATTCTTCAGAGCCTATGGAAACTCAGGTATGAGGACAGTTTCAGCAGATGTGTCACGAGATGAACAAATTCATGTTGCAACTAATTCTCTGGTTTGTGCTGAGCTGGGGCTTAGTCCTTCTCCATCATTGGATAAGCTGAGAAAGGCAACTGCGTATTGGTTGTTCTCACCATTACGTGGTACACAAAAAGAATCTACAAAGTTCTGGACAGAATCAAGTGATCGCTTGATGTATCAAGGTAAAGCACCAGAGCTGTCATTTACACAGGCTGCACGTATGCCTGCATTTTTTGAACACGATGCCAGAAATCTCCCACAATATGCTTGAGGTCTTCGGAATGGAGGCCAGGGCTGTAATGATCCAGATGGAAGATACATTTCCTAATGTAACTCCATCACCTGATGACACTATTGAAAAGATCATGTACCGCTCTGGTCAACGTTCCGTTGTGGAGTGGTTGCAAAATAAGCTAGATGAAAAATGAGCAAAAAGAATCCGTTATCAATTAAGGAATCTGACCTCGATGATTTTTCTTCTTCTTATCTAGATGTCTTTACTCCAGCCAAAAAAGGGACAAAAGGTAAGAAGCCGCAGACTCAGAAGGTACAAGTAAAAGGCGCTAAAGATGGTGAAATTTTAAAAATAAAGTTTGAGAAAAAACAGCTTGAAGTTCCAGAAGAATTTATTTACAAACAAGCTGATGGGACAAAAGAGGTCTACAAACCTCGGGAGATGTTTCTTAACCAATTTGAAGGTTTTAAGAAGCTAAGAGGTAAATACACTAAAAAAAGTGTAGACAAACTTATTGCCAAAAAAACAAAAGTTCCTGAGTTCAGTTTCGACCGTGTTGAACTTGTAAAGCCTAAGCTGAAAAAATTACCTACCAACCTATACTAACCATGGCTAAGAAGAAAGGAAGGAAGAAGGCAAGAAAACTCATTGCCAGAAAAACTCAGGACAGACGATTAGGCCGCAAAGAGATTAAGAAGATTGCTAAGAGGACTGGTCGTACCGGAAACCAAATTCGCAATCAGGCTACTAAAATAAATAAAAATCTTAAGCCTAAAAAACAATTTACAATTAAACCAACAGTAAGATCTCAGGCTAAGAATTTCCTTAGCAGAAAAGGAAAAGATGATAATCTCAGCAGAAAAGACCTTAAGCGTTTTGATAAGAGATTTGGAGATCTGAAAAAATCAGACAAAATTCTCAATAAATTTCTAAAGGAAAATCCTAACGTTTCAAAAGGTAAGCCTCGAGGTCTTGCGACTGATCTTATCAAGCAAGCTGGAGATATTGATCCTGAACTCCCTGATACTGATGATAGTTTTGTAGATCAATTTCCTACTGGCTACGACTTTGTGACTACAGATCAAACACCTGATATGTCAGGGATAAATGAACAGCTTGCGCAGTTAAAAGCGTTTGCTGATTCTATTGATTATGGAAATATTGCTATGAATGATCAAACATTTGTAGGTAGCAGAAACGCTGGCGGTGTACGTTTTCGTAGAAGGAAAAATCGCAAAGCACTTGGTATGGGCACAGGTCAACTGAAACGAAGTGTGCGTAATCAAGGGCTACAAATGAATCCCGTAAATGTCTAATGAACGCACAAAAAAGATATGATGCACTTTCTACTGGCCGTTCACAATTTCTAAATATCGCTGAGCAAGCTGCTGATCTTACTCTTCCTTACCTAATACATGAAGATCAATACTATAAGCAAAGTGCTCGGCCGCTATCAACACCATATCAATCAGTTGGTGCCAAAGGCTGCGTCACATTAGCAGCTAAACTTATGCTTGCACTTTTACCACCACAGACAAGTTTCTTCAAGCTTCAAGTGGATGAGCAAATGCTTGGAAAAATTGGTGATCCATCAATCAAGTCAGAGCTAGATCTTGCTTTTTCTAAAATTGAAAGAACAATATTAGAAGCTATCGCTGCATCTGATGATCGTGTGATTGTTCACCAAGCTTTGAAGCATCTGGTCGTTGCAGGTAATGCTTTGATCTTTATGTCAAAAGATGGCCTTAAGTTGTACCCACTAAGTAGGTATGTAATTGAACGTGATGGTGACGGTAATGTTCTAGAAATTGTAACCAAAGAACGTATCAGTCGAAAGATTGTAGAAGAACAATTTAATATAGAACCACCTGAAACAAATAGCGTTAGTGACGCCTCTTACGCTGGTGATGATGACGTTGATGTCTACACTTATGTTCGTAGAATTAAAAATTCTTTTGTATGGCATCAAGAGGTCTTTGACAAAGTTATAGAATCTACTAGAAGTAAAGCTCCAGTCGATACCAATCCTTGGATTGTAATGCGATTCAATGTAAGCGATGGAGAAGCTTATGGAAGAGGAAGAGTAGAAGAATTTATTGGAGACTTGAGAAGTCTTGAGTCATTGACACAAGCACTTGTAGAAGGTTCAGCAGCTGCAGCAAAAGTTGTATTTACTGTGTCACCTTCGTCTACAACTAAACCTTCCACACTTGCTCGCGCACAGAATGGCAGTATTATTCAGGGCCGGCCAGATGATATTGGCGTTATCACTGTTGGCAAAACTGCAGATTTTGCGACTGCACTTCAAATGATTGCAACTTTAGAGAGAAGATTATCTGAAGCATTTTTGATTCTCACTGTAAGAGATTCTCAGCGCACAACTGCTGAAGAAGTGAGAATGACGCAAATGGAACTGGAGCAACAACTCGGTGGACTTTTCTCTCTTCTGACTGTTGACTTCCTAAAACCATATTTGAATCGTAAGCTTGCTGTATTCCAACGCACAGGTGATATACCAAAGCTACCTAAAGGTATTGTTCAACCTGTGATTGTTGCAGGTTTGAACGCATTGGGTCGTGGTCAAGATCGAGAGAGTCTTTCTCAGTTCTTAGGAACGATTGCTCAAACTATGGGACCACAAGCTATTGGTCAATATATTAATCCTGCTGAGGTTGTCAAGCGTCTAGCTGCTGCTCAAGGTATTGATACTTTGAACCTTGTTAAAACAGAGGAACAGATAGCTCAAGAACAACAAGCTTCAATGCAACAGCAACAACAAATGGAACTTACTAAACAAACAGGTAAGTTAGCTGAGGTTGAACAATCTGCTCAGGAAGCACAATTACAACAACAATAACCACCCATGGCTGAAACACTCACAACAGTTGAACAAGAACAAACAGAAGGTGTTGTTCTTAATGAAGCAGAGCAGGAAGCTTTGCAGACTGCGGAGAAACTAGAAGATGAACGCAATCCAAAACTTGCTGGTAAATTTAAAAATCCGCAAGAGCTTGAGAAAGCTTACAAAGAATTAGAATCTAAACTTGGTAAGCGCAGTCAAGAAGAACCTGAAGCTTCACAAGAAGTAGAAGAACCTGAACCTGAATCAGAGCAAGAGGAACCTACTACTAGTGATGATGCAGACATCGATACTTCTTTTCTAGATACTCTTTACAGCGAAGCAACTAGTGATGACTTGACTGAAGAGACAGTTGATAAGTTGCTCGATATGGATATTGCAGATCTAGCTGATATGTATGTTGCTTACAGGCAAGAAGTAGAAAGCAAAACTGCAAATCAAGATTTTACAGCTGATCAAGTAAACGCTATCTACAACATGGTAGGCGGTAAAGATCAGTACGCCAATCTGATTAACTGGGCACAGGATAATATCAGTGAGGATGAGCAGCAGATGTTTGATGCTGTTATGGATAAAGGTGATGCAATCGCAGCGTTTTGGGCTGTGCGATCACTTGCATATCAATATGCAGACAAAGCTGGCTACGAAGGTAAACGTGTCTCTGGACGTGCACCTCGAAATAATCAGCAAAAATTTAGGAGCCAGGCTGAGCTTGTACAAGCAATGTCTGACCCACGCTACGAAAAAGATGAAGCATATCGTCAAGATGTAGCAACCAAACTAGAAAACTCTGATATTAATTTTTAATCATGCCGCAAGGACCAGGAACATACGGAAGCAAGCGTGGTCGTCCACCTGCAAAGAAAAAAATGTTGTCACCTAAGCAGAAGAAAATTGCTGGGATGGCTGGTAACAAGATGAAGATTGACGCTGCAGACTTTAAGAAACTTCGTCGCGGTAAAAAGTAATGAAATCAAAAAAAGTAGATAAAAAAGCTTTTGATAGTAATTTCAAAGCAAAAATTAATCCGTTCCTTAAAGACGTTTTAAAGAATACACCTCGTGGTGAGGATCCAAAGAAAGGAGGCAGAAAATACCATGCTCCTGGTCTATTTAAAATGGATGGTACACCTATCAAAGGTAAGGCTTAATGGCTCACAAAGGTAAAGGCTCCTGCGGAAGCAAGGGAGGCAAGAAAGGTGGCTACAAAAAAATCAGTTAGTTTGAAAATGGGTGTCCACAAATCACGTAAGGGTGGCCTTACTGCAGCTGGACGCCGTAAATACAACAAAGCAACAGGATCAAATTTGAAGGCACCACAGCCCGGTGGTGGTGCTCGCAAGCGTTCTTTCTGTGCCCGCTTCA